GCATTCAACAAATTCTTGGATGTTAAGAAAACTAACCGTGTTCTTCTGAATAGGTTTGTCGCTCAGATTGCATAATTCTTGCAATCGCTTTACTTTTATACCAGATTCGGGTATAATAAAAACTCTACTTGATTATGTTTCTTTGAAAGGTGTTTATGATGAGTAAAATTTCTGATAGCCAAAAGTCTGACTTCGAGGCTAAACTTTTTGAGATGTTCCCTGACGTTAAAGAGACGGGCACTGTGACTCGCAAACAATTATTGACCTGCCGTGAAGTTAACAAGATTGACTTCCATCCACTTTGGTTGATGACTCAACCAGCTGGTCGTGGTCTTTATGCAATCAATGGTACTGCACCACGTGCTTCAAATGCAGTTGCTAAACCTAAACCCGAATCTGTTATGGTTGACTTCACTAACACTTCTTCTCTTATTCCAACCGTAGACAAAAACTACGTGCCGTTTGGTAACTATCGTGACGTTGAGTCCATTATCAAATCTAGAATCTTTTACCCTGCATACATCAGTGGTCCAACTGGTAACGGTAAGTCTACCATGGTTGAACAGACTTGTGCAAAGCAGAAGCGTCCACTTATCCGTATCAACTTTAACAGCATGACTGATGAAGACCAACTGATCGGTACTAAAACCCTTATCGATGGCAACGTAGAGATCGTTGAAGGTCCAGTCGTTATCGCCATGCGTATGGGTATGCCTATCTTGTTTGACGAGATTGATGCTGGTAACTCTAACACGCTGATGTGTTTGCAGCCTATCCTTGAAGGTAAGCCATTCTACTTCAAGTTGAAGAACGAACTTATCTATCCAGCTGAAGGTTTCAACATCTTTGCTACTGCAAACACTAAAGGTAAAGGTTCAGACGATGGTCGTTACATCGGTACCAACGTATTGAACGAAGCGTTCCTCGAGCGTTTCGCTGTTACCTTTAACCAAGAATACCCAGCACCTTCTGTTGAGTTGAAGATTATCATTAATCTTATGAAACAGTATGAGTGTGTTGATGAGAAGTTCGCTGACACACTTATCAAGTGGGCTGACGCTATCCGTCGCACCTTTGATGCAGGTGGTGTTGACGAAACAATTACTACTCGCCGATTGACTCACATCATTCGTGCCTTTGCAATCTTCAAGAACCAAAAGAAATCAGTTGAGTTGTGTACCAACCGATTTGACGATGCTACTCGTCTGGCTTTTGTTGACTTGTTCGATAAAGTTTCTTCAGAAGATGATGTTGTCCCTGCTGCAGTTGCACCCGATGCACCTAAAGCAGAAGACATTCCTTTCTGATGCTTTGGTCGGGGTGGTACTGCCATCGCTACCTCGACTCTTTTTATTGATGGTTTTCATGGAGATATTATGTCTAAACAAGCTAAATTGCTTTCCCACCTACAGACTGGTGCAGAACTAACTGCAAAACAGATCTCGGGTATCTTTGGTTTGAAGAATCCAGGTCGTGCAGTTCACTCACTTCGCACGCAAGGTTTCTGTGTATACAGCAACCCAACCACTCTGTCCTCAGGTGAGAAGGTTGTTAAGTATCGCATCGGTACACCAAGCAAGCGCATCGTTGCGTTGGCTAATGCTATCGGTGGCGCTGACATGTTCAGAGCACGTAAGTAAGTAGTTCGTTTCTGGGTATTCTCTGAGTACCCAGAGCCGAGATTATTTTGGAGGTGACATGAAAGACGCAGTTAAAGACTCTCAGACCGCTACGACTGGTGGTAGAAAATTTGATGGCGGTAAACTAGAGTATGGTTTACTGCCTCCACTCGCATTAAAAGCAACCGTAGATATTTTAACTTTCGGTGCTCAAAAATATGAACGTGATAATTGGAAACATGTTCCAGATTCTAAGCGAAGATACTTTGACGCAATGCAAAGGCATCTTTGGGCATGGAAAGAGGGAGAACAAGATGATCCCGAAACTGGTAAGAACCATTTGGCACATGCAATGTGTTGCCTGATGTTCTTGTATGAACATGATGTAAAGTATTCGAAAGAATGATGCGCTTTACAAAATTGTTTAAATTATTTGACATACCCTTGTTTTTAGGGTATACTTGTTATACATATTGTTATGTACTTTGATTGGAGAAACCGTAAATGAAACTAAGTAAAGAAACTCTTGGATTGTTGAAAAACTATTCGTCCATTAACAGCCACCTGCTCTTTAAAGAGGGCAACAAACTTGCCACCATCTCTGCGCAGAAAAACGTAATGGCATCTGCCACCGTTGCAGAACACTTCGATAAAGACTTTGCCATCTACGATCTAGTAGAGTTCCTCGGTGCATTATCTTTGTTCGAAGATCCAGACTTAACCTTTAGCGATAAGTTTGTAAACATTAAGGATGGTAAGAATAGCATCAAGTATTATGCTGCTGATGCTTCTAACATCACTGCCCCACCAGCAAAACAAATCGTTCTTCCTTCTGAAGACGTAACCTTTCATCTGAGCGCAGCAACCTTCCAGTTGATTCAGCGTACAGCTTCTGTTCTACATTCTTCTGACGTATCTATCGTTGGTGATGGTTCTGATATGAAGATTGTTGTTGGTGATAAGAAGAATGCTTCTTCAAACTGCTACGAGTCTGTAGTTGGTTCCACTGACAAAACTTTCAAAGTAAACTTGAAGGTTGAAAACTTAAAGATGATTGCAGGCGATTATGACGTTGCTGTATCTTCAAAGAAAATCTCTCGCTTTAAAGCAACTGGCAATGGAGACTTGACTTACTACGTTGCTGTGGAAGCAGATACTTCTTTCGAATAATTTATTATTTTGAGGTTTATATTATGTCACACTTGAGGCGAGAGAATATATCAAGAGTGTGGAGAGAAGTGCCGAAAGATACTTTCTCTGCCACCTTGTTTGGCTACAATGCTAGGATTGTTAGTTGGTGTAAAAAGTGTAAAGTGTACAAGCCACTAACTGCTTTTTATCTTAAAGATGAAACAGAAAGAAAACACCCAAACGATGTTCGCACTAAATGTATTCCCTGTCATGATGAGCAAGTAGAGAGAGCAAGAGTTTTAAAGATTGTTGTTGCTCCCTCCAATTTAATTGAATTTTTTATTAATGATGAAAGTGATAATTATGGAACACTATTTGTGGGTAGAGAAGTATCGTCCACAGACGATTGATGAATGTGTATTACCAGAGGCGATGAAGAAAACCTTTAAAGGTTTCATTGCTTCTGGCGAACTGCCAACATTCTTATTTACTGGTACAGCTGGTGTAGGTAAGACCACTGTTGCCAAAGCACTCTGCAATGAAGTCGGTGCAGAGTTTATTATGATTAACGGTTCGGACGAAGGTCGTTCGATTGACGTTATTCGAACAACAATTAAAGCATTCGCTTCCACTATCTCTTTGACTGATGCTAAGAAAGTTATCATCGTTGATGAGGCAGACTATATGAATGCCGATTCGGTTCAACCTGCTCTACGTTCACTCATCGAAGAGTTCAGTAATAACTGCCGTTTCATCTTTACATGTAACTTTAAACATCGTATCATTGAACCACTCCACAGTCGTTGTGCTGTTGTGGACTTTAAGATCGATAACGCAGATAAACCTAAGATCGCTGCTACGTTCTTCAAACGTGCAACTGAAATCCTCAAAGCAGAGGGTGTCGAGTTTGATCAGAAGGTTGTTGCTGAGTTAGTGACCAAACACTTCCCTGACTATCGTCGTATCCTTGGCGAGCTTCAACGTTATTCTGTGTCAGGTAAAATTGACTCTGGTATTCTTTTAAACCTAAGTGACGAAACCTTCCGTGAGTTGGTTGAGTATCTCAAAGGTAAGAAGTATCCAGAAGTTCGTAAGTGGGTCGGTAAGAATGCAGACTTGGGTACTGCTCATATCTTCCGTGAGCTGACAGAGATCATGGTGCAATGTAAGTTCAAGTGAGGACGATATGGATTTTTCAGATTTTATTGGTTACTTTTTAGTTTTCATTCTTGGACTTGCAGTCGGCTGGATTCAGCGTGAACGTGTAGCTATGAATCGAGTAGAGACTCTACTTAGACATTTTGACGATATCCCACATGGCGAAGAAGTTGACGATGAACGAGATGATTACATTAGACTTAATGTTGAGAAACATAATGGTGTAATTTTTCTTTATAATGCTGAGACCCAAGAGTTTGTTGGACAAGGTAGTACCAAAGAAGAAATTAAAACTGCATTAAAACGTAAGTATCCAGAGGGCAGGTTTGCCGTAGAACAAGAAGGCATTGTTCATCTTGAAAGTTTATCATGAGAAGCCCATTTGAATACATAAAAGCTGTCACAGAAACAAAGGAGAATTTATTCAACAGTGACCCTTTGGCGACCAAGGAATATAATGCCTTTATCGTCAACAGAGGTCTTTCATACTACATGGATACAGTGATGTATGCCAATGAGATGAACCGTCTTCACCACATTCCAAAAGAATGGCAATTTCAGTTTTTGCTAAATAGTATTAGTCGGAAAAAGCGTTGGTCCAAGTGGAACGAAAAAGCCACTAAAGACAAACAGCTTACTCTGGTAAAGGAATACTTCGGCTATTCCAATGAAAAGGCGAAAGTTGCTATGTCTATTCTTAGCGATGAACAACTGAAACAAATAGAAGAAAAACTATATAAAGGTGGAAGACGATGACTGTTGAAATGATTTATTACGACTGGACTCCAGAGTCTATGTTGGAAGTGCTCTTACCAGAGCCAGATAATTTTCTAAAGGTTAGAGAAACTCTAACACGTATTGGTATCGCATCCCGCAAGGATAAGAAGCTATATCAATCATGCCATATCCTACACAAACAGGGGCGATACTTTATTGTCCACTTCAAAGAACTGTTTGCGTTAGATGGCAAAGAATCCAATATTACCGCAAACGATGTAGAACGTCGTAACACTATTGCTGGTCTTTTGCAAGATTGGGGATTGTTAAAGATCCTTCATAACGAACGAGCAGACCAAAAAGCATCCTTGTCCCAAATTAAAGTTGTTTCTCATAAAGAGAAAAACGAATGGGAGTTGGTGCCTAAATATAATATTGGTAAGAAGAAGTAATGAAAATCATTATATATAAATAATGATATCATTTAGAGGTTACCGCAAGTCGTTTTGCTAAGTAGTCAACTACCGCCTTGGTAGTGTTAACAGGAGACGATTATGTGGACTAAACCAGAAGCAACTGATATGCGTTTTGGGTTTGAGATTACGATGTATATCGCAAATCGATAAGTCCCACTCGGGATGGGAAATAGGTCTCCCCTACCTTAGGAGCGTACTAAAACGGACAGACGATACTGTCGCTGGAGGAACGTAACCAGTACTTTACCGATACGCCTTCGGGGTATCATTTT